TGCCAACAACGAGCTGGTCTGGCGGCTGCACCTGCTGCCTGTTTTCGGCACCACCAAGATCGTCGATCTGGAGCGTCGGCAGGTGGTGGCGTGGTTCCACGAGCAGAGCGACATCCGCCCGGTGCGCGCCAACCGCTGCCTTGAGGTGCTCAGCAAGGCGATGAACCTAGCGGAGCTGTGGGAGCTGCGCCCGCAGGGCACCAACCCGTGCAAGGGCATCGAGTCCAACCGTGAACGCAAGCGCAAGCGCTACCTCACCAGCGCCGAGCTGAAGCGGCTGCTGGCTGCGCTGGATAACTTCGCTGAAGCTGGCATCCGCTGGCGCTTCGCGCAGCTGATCCGCCTGCTGCTGCTCACCGGCTGCCGGATCAACGAGATCATGTCGGCGCCATGGGAGTGGCTGGACCTGAACACCGCCGTGCTCACGCTGCCGCCTGAGGCGCACAAGACCGGCGGCAATGGTGATGAGCGCCGCATCCACCTGCCACCGCAGGCGCTGCTGGTGCTCGAGGAGCTGCGCGCCCGATCGAACAGCGAGTGGATCATCGCCGGCGATGGCGATGGCCATCTGGTCGGTTACTGGCACATGTGGGCAGACCTGCTGGAAGACGCCAAGATCCAGAACCTCCGCGTCCACGATCTGCGCCACAGCTGGGCGAGCTACGCGATCACGCAGGCGAACCTGACGCTGCCCCAGGTTGGCGCAATCCTCGGCCACGCCAGCCCGCAGACCACGCAGCGCTACGCGCACCTGATGGATGAGGCAGCTGCCGGCATGGCCGCGAAGGTGGCGGCGCTGATCCGCTAACCCTTGCTGGCGTATCTGCCGTGCCGATAGTTGTGGTGGTGAGATCCTGCAGGAAAACGCCGCCGCTCTACCGCTTGCCTTACGTTCTCAGCGGCATCTCCCCACTGCAGGTTTGAAAGCCGATTGTTTGTAGCGTCGTCGTCAAGATGCAGCACATATGGAAGCATCTCTGGGTTAGGCAGAAACGCTTCGGCCACAAGGCGTGCAACGTTCATTGTGTGCTCGCGGTTTTCTTTCCACAAAGCAACCTGCTTGCGTTTGTAACCTCGGCCAGCCGGCAGGTTTGTCTTCTGAAAAAGCAGGCGTCCCCTCATGGTCCGCTGCTTCAGCGTCGGGTGGTTATTCAGTGCCACCACTCGATCCACGCTTTGCACGCGGCCGTAATCAGAAACCTCGTAGAGACCTTCAAACCCGACAACGGGCAGCCAGCGCTCAGCGCCGTAAGATTCAGCCATCACTGGTAGAGCAGTGGTCAAGGGCTGGGCGTTGACGCGCCGCAGCCCTGTCATTTTACAGATGCCCCTTGCTGGCGGTCACGGCTTCGTCGCGGTTGTAATGCCCTTTGACCGCGTAGCTCACGTCAGGCAGCCCAGCCATCTGGAAGAAGACGAGCTGCCCAATCTTCATACCGGGCCACAGAGCAACAGGATGCAGCCTGCGCGCGTTTTGCAGCTCCAACGTCAGAACCGACCCGTGGAAGCCAGGGTCTGCAAAGCCAGCCAGCAGATGCTCGAGCCCTTCGCGTGCGCGGCTGGACTTCAGCACGAACTGCGCAGCCACGCTGTCGGGGATGTTGAAGATCTCCTGCGTCTGAGCGAGCACAAACTCTCCAGGCTGCAGCCAGTAGGGATCATCGGCGGTGTGGCCGGCAATGCCGTGGATTTGCATGTCGCGATGCTCGGGCACTTCGATCATCAAGCGATCGCCGAGCAGCACGTCATAGCTGGCCGGGTTGAGCTGATCTTCTGAGAAGGGCACGACCATGGCGTGCTTCTGGCAGAACCAGCGGATCTGGTGGTCGGGAAGGATCATGCGAGGCATCAAGGGCGGCCGCAGCTTAGTTGTAATCCCACCGCACGCGCGGCCCACCCTTGCGGATGCCGAGATGGATGAACTGAGGCGCCGCGTACCCGAGCGAGTGCGGCCAGTTCTGATCGCACCACCGCTGCACGGCCATCATGTCGGCTCCGTCAATCACGAAGTCCACCGCACCGACGCCGATCCCTGAATAGAGGTGCTCCGAGCTCGAGGCGCCGCCCACCAGCTTGTTGATCGCTGCGGGCCGGTAGCCGGAGGTGATCACCAGCGGCCGGCCGCTGAACTGCGCGCGCACCTTCTCGAGGAACTGCGCCAGCTTCAGCGCCGTGTCGCACTGGTGCTGATGATCGAAGCGCCGTGCCTCCTGGCCGAGCGCAAACTCACCCGCGGTGATGTGCGGCGTGATCTTCTGGCTGAACGGGCTCTCCGGCGTGAACATCGCGGAGATCGGTCCGGTGGTCTGCCGCTCACGGCCCCACAGGTCACCCTCTGCGATGCGGCGCCGCTTCAGGCCGGCCTCCACGTTGGTGCCGGGGTTGCGGTAGAGCAGCAGGGCATCGGGCACACCCGGCCAGTCCTTCTCGCGCAGCCGGCGGCTGATGGTCTCAAAACCCTTGGCGCCGTAGAACGCTGAGCCGAGGTTGTAGGCGAAGGAGATCAGCGCGCACTTCTGCGCGTCGGTCATCTCCACCCAGAAGGGCACCGTGAGGCGCAGCTTCTCGGCGATGCGATCCACCTCCTGCCGCAGCAGCAGATCAGCCTCGATCGCGTTGATCTCGTCGCCTTTGCTGACGGCGCGCCCGTCGCTGTAGCGGGTTGTCCCGTAGCCGATCGTCCAAGGTGCGCCGCCGCTCAGCGGGTCCGGGTAAGCCCTGAGGTGGCAGCCCTCGAACTCCTTGATCAGCTTCAGTGCTGGCGCCAGGTCGCTCTGCTTGCCGTCCTGGCTCCATGTGTTGAACCATGCCCGATCGCGACGCATCGCTGCCGCGTACCCGTTCACGGCGAGATCCTGCTCGAGCTGCTGAATCGCGGCCGCCTGATGCGGCAGGTTCCGGTAGAAGCGGAACAGCTGCTCGATCGTGATCGGCGCGGCGTTTGCCATGATTCAGCCCTTGCGCTTTGGGAAGGCCATGCGCGCCGCGGCAAGGATCAGCTGAATCCAGCTGTTGGACTTCAGGGGGCTGATCGCGATGATCTCGCTGCCTGCAGCGATGACGATGGCGATGATCGCGGCGGTCTCGGGGCTCATGGCGTCCACGTCGATGCCCTCAGGTTAGTTCTGCATTTCAAGGGCGCGCACACGCTGGTCCAGCTGCGTGAGCTCGGCCTTGCTGTCGTTCTTCAGCTCGCCGATGGTGCTGGCCATCTGCTGGATGGTGGCCTCGACGCGGGCGAACTGCACCTGCAACGAAATGAGCAGGGCGCCGATGGCGAACATGCCGGCCGAGAGTGCTGCCGGGAGGGAAGCAGCGAGCACGCCGCCGACCGTTTTAGGTTCGTCCGCCACCGGCTGATCCTGGCTTGGTTCCATCGTAGCGATCGAATGGATCAGGCCTCCCGGCGAGGATGGCAAGGGCGCGCCGGTAGTAGTGGTTCTCGGTTTGTCCGACACGCTCTAGGTGGTCGCGGATCTTGCGCCAGTTTTCGAGCGTGTCGCGATCCATTACCGGCCCTGCCCGCGGAGGGGCTTCTTACCGCGGCGCCGGGGCCGGCTGTGCTGGCCGAACCCTTGGCGCGAAGTTTTCGGGGGCCCCGGTTGGTGATCGAGGCGCGCGGTGCCGGTTTTGGATTTGACGGCCATCAGCTAGCCCAGGGGAGGCCTTGGCCGGTAACGGGCTGGCGCTGCTGGTCCAACTGGCCCTGCAGTGCCGCCTCGATCTCGGCGACCTTCTCCTCTCCGAACTGGGCCTTGACCCAGCCGATGCAGGTCTCCTCGCTGAGATCAGCGAAGGGGATCATGGCGTCGGGGTCGGGCTCGGGCAGCCCGATCGACCCATAGGCGCCGGCGCTGTAGGTGCCGTCATGCGCCGAGAGGGTCCAGTGCAGGGTGGTGACAGCGCCGTCCGCCAGCTGGCGGTCCATGTTGGCGATGGCCCAGGTGAAAGTGGTGGTGGTCATTCTGCGGGAGCCTCGAAGGGGATGACGGAGGCCTGATAGGCGGAGATTACCTCAGGCGTGTGGAGAATGCCGGCGATGGCCTGCACGCGCGGATCTTCGCCGCTGGTGTCGGCGCCGGGGGTGATCACGTGCCGGTGGAACTTCTCGGCGATCACCTCGCCGTCCTCGAGCACGCGCTCGCAGACGCGGACCTGCAGGTGGCTGTAGGGGCCAACCACCTCGATCTTGTCCACGATGGATTGTTTCGTCAGTGCCATCTGATCAGGCCTCCGGTCTGATTAGGGGTGAACGTAGGTTAGACCTCGTAATGGCCGGTGAGGGTGAGGTTTGCCGCAGTATCCATAGGAACGCCGCTAGCAACACCCGCCGCCGTCATCTGGCCGATGATGATCGTGGTCGATCCGGCGCCGAAGTAGGCCTGCAGCATTGGCCCTGTGTACGTGAGCGCGCCTGCGTACAGCGCAACGGCGTTGAATGCGTTAGTGGCGGAGTTTGAAGTGAACGGCAGGCCACTGACGCGCAGGCTGCCGGTGCCGGTGTGAGCGCTCCAGTCCACGTAGATCGTGAAGCTGACGCGATTGCCGATCTTGGTGTAGCGGCCCACCTGTCCGTTGCTGTTGTAGGTGCCGGTACCCGCGGTAGAGCTCCCCGTCACGGTCGGCGTGAAGGTGCCCTCCTCGTAGTCATCCAGCGCATTGGCTGCTGCGGTGTCACCACCGAACTGGATGCCGGAGCTGCTGGAGGAGAGGCGCACGTAGCCATCGCTGGTGAGGCGCATCCGCTCGGCAGCGTTTGTCTGAAAAAGAAGGTCTGTGCTCGTAACGCGAGAGTCAATGACCGCACATGAGTTGTCTGCTCTGAACTCAAGAATCGAGCCTCCTGTATTAACACGTTGAAGCCGGAGTGTTGCAGTTGCAGAGTCTCTTTCAATCTCAACACCACTACCAACTGCAAAAGCTGGAGTGGAGCCAACCCCGATACTCCCACTCGCATCCACGAACAACCGCCCCGTGGAAGCCGTTGCCAACGCCACAGCATTCGTACCGCTGAGGTACAGGCCGTTTGACGGTGCGGTGCTGCTGGTGGGGATGAAGCTGGCGGCGTTGCTGGTGCCGGTGGTGGTGACGTTCTGGCTGCCGAAGTCGGGGCTGATCTTGGTGCCAGCAATGGAGGCCGATGCGTTTACGTCTGCGTTCACGATGGCGCCGGAGAGCACCAGCGTGCCGTCTGCGTTCGGCAGGTAGATGAGCCGGTCTGCGGTCGGATCAGCAGCCAGCAGCTTGGTTTCGTTCGCGTCGTCGGTGCTGCCTTCGAACACCAGCCCCACGTTGGCGCCGAGCGCCACGTCACCCGTGAAGGTGCCGCCAGCTGCAGGCACTGCCGCAGCCGCCAGGTCGTAGGCCGCCTTCACCGCTGTGGGTGTGGCAGCCAGCACCGAGCTAGTGGTGCCCGTGCTGTCGCTCAGCTGCACAACGCCGGCGACGCTGGTGCTTGCCGTTGCCACGCTGACCGCAGGCGTGGTGGTGCCGTTGCTGACCGAGATCGCGCCGGAGCCCGTCACGCTGGTGACGGTGCCAACATAGTCAGCGCCCCACTCAAGGCCGGTGGTGGTGCCGCTGTTCGCGCGCAGCACTTGGCCGTTGGTGCCCACACCCAGCTTGCTGAGCGCTGTGCCGCTGGAGGCTGCCAACAGATCGCCCTTGGTATAGCTGCCGGTGCCGGTGCCACCGCGAGTGGTCAGCAGCGTGCCGCTGGTGATGTTGTCGGCGTTGCGGCACTCGTTGGACACCTCCTCAATCGCCGCCTGCACGTTGGTGCTGCCGAGGTTGGCGGCTGGCGAGAAGCTGACGTTGTTGGCCGTTTGCGCCACGAAGGTGGACGACACATCGATCTCGGTCCAGATCGTTCCGTTGGACAGGATCAGGTCAGGCGGTGCCAGTGCAACGGTCGGTGCCGGCGCTGTCCCGGTGCCGCCGACAGACACCACGACGTAATAGCCGTTATTGCTTGAGCTAGCGGATGGGAGCGCGTTACCAACCGTCAGGCCGATGGCTGAGCCCTCGGTGGTGACGGTGGCGATCTGGTTCAGTGTGGCGTCATAGGTGCCGGCGAAGATCACCGAACCGGCCGAGATACCAAGCGGCTGCCAGACGTTGCCGTCCCACAGGAAGAAAGCCTCGTCGAGCGGATTGAAGAAGATCTGGCCGATGAAGTCGGCGGTGGGCAGCGCCTCGCCAAACTTCGCGGTGGAGTAGTTGGCGAGCTTGGCACCGGTCACCGCGTCGTCGGCGATCAGCGCTGTCGCGAAGGTGCCGCTGGTGATCTTGCTGGCCGGCAGCGCAGGGATGTCGGTATCAGCCAGCGCGGCACCAGCCGTGACGTGCCCTTCAGCGTCCACCGTCACCTTGGGGTAGGTGCCAGCGGTGGCGCTGTTGCTGTGGTTCAGCGTGCCGCTGCTGACCGACAGGCCGGTGCCGGGCTGGATGATGCCTTTGGCGCTGGCGGTAGCGTCCGGCAGATCGCCGGGCACCAGCGCGCGGAATGTCGGCGCTGCGTCAGATCCTGTGGTCGGACCAGCGAACACCCGTGCTGCGCTCTGCGTGTCGAGCGTGGTGGTGATCGTGGCGCTGTAGTTGTCGGGGTAGGCAACCGAGAACGACAGCGGCGTGCTGTCGCTGAAGCTGATCGTGCCGAGCGATGCTTGGCGCACCCAGCTGGTGCCGTCCCAGGTGTATTCGATGCCGGTGTTGGTGTTCAGCCACTGCTGGCCGATGAAGGCGCCAGAGCCGGACGGTGTGGAGGCGGCCACCACGGCAGCGGACTGATCCGCCAGCTTGGCGGCCGTGATCGCGTCATCGGCCACCTTGCCGGTGGTGACGGCGCCGGTGCCGAGCTTGGCTTCAACGACAGCGCCGCTAGCGATCGTTGCCGCGAAGGATCCGGGGCCGGAGCCTGTTACATCACCGGTGAGGGTGATCGTCTGATCGCCGGTGTTGGTGCCGGACGTGGTGCCGCTGTGGGTGCCGGAGAAGGTGCCGGACTGCGTGGCGAGCGTGCCAAGGCCAAGAGTGGCGCGCTGTGCTGCGGCGTCGGCGTCATCGAGCAGTGCGCGGCCTGCTGCGGTGCAGGCGATTTCCTCAACATCACCGGAGCCGGCGGTGCTGCGGCCGAGCAGGCGATCGGTGGTGGAAACGTCCTGCAGCTTGGCGTAGGTGACGGCGCCATCCGCCAGCGCTGCGGTGCCGAGGTCGCTGGCCTTGGCGGTGGTGACGGCACCATCCGCCAGCTTGGCGGTGCTAACCGAGCCATCCGCCAGCACCGGAGTGATCGCGCTGTAGGCGCCGGAGCGGTAGACCTGCAGCTCGCCGGTGCTGCTGTTGACCCAGCCGCGGCCGTCGAAATTGTCGGAACCGGGCGCCGAGGCGCTGATCGCTACCGAGCTGCTGTCGGCGAGCTTCGCTGCGGTGACGGCATCATTCGCCAGCGCTGCGGTGCCGAGCTTGGTGCTGCTGGCCTGATCCAGCTTGTCAAGGTCGATCGAGGCGGCATCAACCAGATCAAGGCCGGCATCCACCAGATCCTTGGCGGTGACCTTCTTCGTCTGCGATGCCGAAATATCGGCAATGGGCAGCACGTCGGTGGCTGCCACCGAGGCCTTCGGCAGGGATGTGAGTTGAGTAATCCGCTGGTCAGCCAAGGCTCAAGCCTCCAAGGGCACCACTGCTAAAGCCCATGTTAGTCCTCAGTTTCCTTCAGCAAGAAGTCGAGCGACTGCTCAAGGTTGATGCGGTCGTCGTCTTCCTTGAGGATGAACTCATCAATGGAGCCGATCAGAAGCCTGATCTCTCCTGTCGTCACGAAATCGATCGTGCAGTTGATGATGTCGCCTGCGCGTACTTCCACGCCGGCCTTTGTCACCATCGCATCGAATTGGTAGAAGACGTTGTTGACGCCTGCATCGACTGATTTATCGGTGAGGTAGAGCGCGCAGTCGAAGCTGCTGCCAAGCTCAAGGCGCTGGATCAGCTGCAGCATCAGCAGCGGCGCCTCTGTGGTGCCGGCCGTCGTGTAGTCGAAGGCGCAGGTGATCGAGCCACTGCCCGATAGCAGGCCAGCGCTGTAGAGCTGCCGGAAACGGTCGTTCAGGCTGGTGGTGTCGATCGCCTCGCGATCGGTGGCCAGCGTGTAGTCGATGACGTTGCCGAGCACGCTGTAGGACACGTCACGCACGCGGCACTCGATCGGGATCGGTTCACCGGTGAAGGCGTACAGCGCCAGCTCGTTCGCGCGCGTGTTGTTGACCGCATCCTGGAAGGTGCGGAAGAAGCGCAGGCCACCGGCTGCGTTCACGTTCACGTAGGCCGAGATGCCGGCTTCCACCGTGCCGCTGCTCCATGCCGCGCCGGTGAAACAGACCAGCCCGCGGGCGTCGGTGGTGTTGATGTCCACGCGATCACCGGTCAGCAGGTTGTCGCCGGCACTGTCGAAGCTCAGCCGGGCGAGGCTGGTGTTCACGTCGGCAGGATCGATCTGATCCTGCAGCGCGCTAATCAGCACCGAGGTGGCACGCCTCAGCCTGACGTTCCCCTTGGTGCCGAGGAAGAAGGTCATGCGATCACGCCGCCAGCGAGGAAGTCGCCATCGACCGAGAACTGGATCGGCACGGTCACCAGCTCACCGGTGCTGACGCCAACCTGCGCCGAGGTGATGTAGGCGAAGAACTCCAGATCGTCGGCTGCGTCATCGCTGACGCGCAGGCGAAGCTTCACGCGATCGGTCTCGGTGACGGCACCCACCTTCTGCACCTTGCCGAGCAGTGCGGTGAACTGCGCCAGCGTGGCCGACTCGCCAGCCTCGAGGCGGTAGTAGAGCAGCGTGGCCGACCCGCTGGCGGACTTCAGGCCAGGCGTAAAGGTTGCGGCGGTGCTGTCGATCGCGGTGGTGCTCAGCAGCTCCACGCTGGTCTCCACCGACCAGTCACGGATCTTCGCCACGGGTTTGTAGGCCGCGCCGTCCCAGAACTCCAGCTTGCCCGTGCGGCCTGTGTAGAAGCCCATGAACGGCGGCCCAGTCTGAAATCAGGCTAGCGAATGGTGAAGCCACTATCCGCGAAGGATGCGATCAGGCTCAAGGTCTCTGCACCCGATTGCACGCACGGATGTTCGATGGCTTTCACCGAAACCTGCCCGTCTTCATCCATTTGCACCTCAGTCACTCGGAACACCCGCTTGCGAGTGATCGAGGTGCCGAGCACAAACAGGCGGCCGACATAGGGCGCCAGCGCTGTGGCGGTGCCGTTGGTGACGGTCACGCTGTCCACGCTCACCACCGCGCTGCCGGACTGGTAGACCAGCGCCTTCAGGCCGCTGCCGTTCGGCACCTGCCCGATCGGCGTGTTCAGTACACCGCCGGGCTCCACCACGCCGGTGCTGACCTGATCCCATTGGTTCTCGCCGATCGCCACGTAGATGTAGCTGCCGGGCTCCAGCACGCTGTCGGTCGGGAAGGTGGAGAACTCGATCGCGCGGCGGATGTGGCGCCGCTGGTTGCAGAGCAGCTTGCCGAACAGGATCGCTTGGCTGCGGTTGGTGACGTACTGCGAGAGATCGAAGGTCTGCCGCACGCTGTTGGCCTCAAGCGCATCGGCGCGGCTCACCTCCACGCTGCGATTGCGCGGGAAGACGCCATCGATCTCAGTGTCGCGGTAGATCACCGAGGCGATCAGGTCCTGCACGCTGCTGCCGAAATCGAGGAACTCCTCGCGGTAGCTGTCCTCGAGGATGTTGCCCTGGTTGAACAGCGCCGAGATGGTGACCTGCCGGGTGATGTTGCCGGCGTCATCGCAGGGCACCGCCGGCACCAGCGTTTCGCGTCCACCGACACGGCCGAGCTCGAGCAGCGAGAACGGCGCCACGTCCGCCCAGAACTGCCGCCACGGCACCTGCTCGGCGATCACGCCATCCATGAACAGCTGGTTCTGACGGCAGAAGCGCTTGGCCAGTGCCAGCGCCTGCAGATCGACGCCGCCGATCTTGGCAAAGCGGCCGATGCCGTTCTCGCCGTCGAGGATCGTGTCGAGGAAGATGTCGGGTGCGTAGCTGCTGGAGCTATCCGGCTGTGAGGGGTAGGTGCCGTCATCCCGCAGGCGCCGCAGCTTCTTGCCCTCCAGCGTGAACACCGACAGCGAGCGCAGGTCCTGGATGCCTTGGCCGCTGTAGGCGTTGAAGCCGAGCAGCGTCAGGCCGCTGTAAAGGTTGGGGTAGTTGTTGAAGGTCTCGATGCGCTGCTCCGTCACGGCGCTGATCGAGAACTCGGGACCACCTTCAAAGCTGAAGCTGGTCTGGGTGTCGGAGCGCATGGAGAACAGCCCCCACTCGTCCACCTCGTAGGGGTTGACGTTGATCGGTGGCTTCAGGCCTTGCCGCGCGCGCACGCTCCCGAGGAAGGTGAACTGGCCGCCAGCCGGTCCGGGGATGATCTGCACGTCGCCGCTGTTCTCGATGTAGGCGAAATCAGCAAAGCCGTGAAACTGCATTTCGGCGGCTGGCTCAGCGATCGGATCGAAGCGGAACTGCCAGTTGCCGATGTTGTCGCCGGCCACGAACTTTAGTGACATGAAGTTGTCCACGTCGGCGCCGCGGCGCACGGCGAAGATGTAGGGCAGCCGGCTCCACTCTGCGCCGGTGCGGCGGTAGCGCAGCCAGAAGAAGGCCGCGCGCACCTTGGTGCCGTTGTCGCTGTCGCGAAACCGCTCAACCTTCTCCTTGCCATATTTCGGCGCACGGCCTTGGATGCGCTTGAACACCTTGGCCTTCACCGCGAAATCCACCACGCGGCACTCGGTGATGGTTTCGTAGCCGGCCTCCTCCATCTTCACCAGGCACTTGGTGTTGAAGAAGTCGTTCCAGCTGTTGGGGTTCTCGAGGTAGCGCTGTAAAAAGCTAATTCTGTCGTTTTTGGTTGCGATCTGGCTGCGCAGGTTGGCGTCACGCGCCGCCATTGCATTCAGATCGAGGCTGTTGGCGTCTGCGTAAAGCTCAGCCATCTCCTTCTGCAAACGGCTTTGCCGCCTGAGCAGAACCTTGCGGTCTTCACGCAGGGTGCCGCCCTTGGGCGTGTTAAAGCCATACTCTCGAATCGCCCAATCGAGCTTTGACTGCTGATTCCTCAGGCGCTTACTCAGCGTCGCAATTCGGACTCTGGCCTCCCTGATCCACTGCCTTCTTCTGTCAATGAACGCCTGGCTGGTGTCGTTCTTCTTGCGCTCTGCGCTGATTTCTTCTTGCCATTCTTCGATCTGGTTTCTTTCGTTGTCTCGGCTTTGGCGAGTGTTGAGAACCCTTTGTGCAAACGGATTGATGCGATCGTCGAAGATGTCGCCATCGTCGTTAACGATGCTGTCAAGCTCACCTGCTGTCCATCGATGATCCCGAAGGTTTTCGATTTGAGAGATCATCGAATCGATCTCGCTCAGCTTTGAGATGATGCCATTCCCAACGCCGGACTTGAGGATCGGTTGATTGCGTTGCAGCTGATTATTCAGCGTTTCAACTTCACCCTGCAGCAGGATGATCTCGCGCTGTGCTTCGCGGCCGTTCTTCTTGAAGTCTGTGGTGTTGTAGTCCTCGATCGGGCAGATGCCAGCCTCGATGCACTCCATCGAGACACGCATGGCGCCATCTTCCAGCTCCACGTTCTTGATCGGTGCCGCCACGCGGAACTTCGCGCTGCCGAGCTTGTAGGTGCTGGCCGCGTCGACGTAGCTCGAGAGCGTGCGGCGCAGCTCCCTAGCCGCGCGGGCGGTGTCGCTGCCGCCTGAGTTGATCTGGCGGAAGATCAGCGTCATGCGCTGCCCGACCGGGACCGTGGGACGCGCATCGTTGAGCACGTTCAGCGGCCAGTAGCTCTCCAGCCCGGCGATCTCCACGCCAAGCGGGGCATCCTTCTCCTCGCCGTCCTCATCGCGGTCGATGTAGACCACGTTGATCGGGATCGGCGCGTAGACACCGAACCGCGTCATGGTGCTTGGCGAGAAGGCCTGGCTGAAGCCGTCCTGATGGTTGTCGCCGATCAGCGTCGGCCGGTAGGCGATGCTGCTGGCCGCCTCGCCGATGCGCGTCGGGTCGCTCTGATCACCGCGGATCAGATCGGAAAATTGCAGCGGCCGGTTGGCACCGAAATACGCCCAGGTCTTGCCGGCTGCCAGCTGGCGGATCGGGGTCTGGCCGAACGCAATCCGGCCGGGGCCGATGCGCTGGATCTCAGACGCGCCGATCACCACCAGCATCTGCATGAACTGGCTTGAGCCCTCGCTGTGGACAGCGGACCACACCAGCGAGCTCGCCACGCGCACGCCGCCGGTCGGGTTGTCGTCCACGTTGCAGTAGACCAGGTTCACCGGGTCGCCGTACTTCGCCAGCTCCTGCTGTGAGTTGAAGCCAAACCGCGGCGCGAAGACCTGATCACGACGCTGCCGCTGGTTCTTCTGCTCCATTTCCGGCTTTGGAGCGAGCAGGTAGCTGACGGCTTGCAGGATGATGCCGACCACCGCGAGGATGATCGAGATCGGTTCAGCGCGCAGTTCCTGCAGCTTCTCCTCACGCGATCGCGTGAAGTCGTGCTGCACCGCCAGAAACTCGAGGTATTCGTCCTCTGAGACCTTCAAGATCTGGATGAGCTCGTGCTCGTAGGGCAGCAGCTTGCGCGTCATCGATCCATCCAGAAGTAGCGCGCCACGCCATCAGGCAGCGGCGCCTGAACCACATTCTGCCCCGGCCCGATGAACAGCAGCGCCCGGCCGAGGTAGGTGCCAAGCGCTGTGCCACCACCGGCCGGCAGCAGTGCCACCGCGCCACGTTGCGGGCGCTTCAGCGGACTGCCGTGCTCGAGCACCCAGCGCACGATCATCGAGCGCGGGAACGTCTCCTCGTTCCAATCGCTGTAGACCCACTGGAAGCGGTCGCGGTAGCTGGTGAGCCCCAGCCGGTCGCGCACCTCGCACGCCAGCTGGAAGCAGTCGGTGAGCCCGCTGCCATCGCCCGGCCGGTGTCCCCAGCCGTAGCCGAGACCCACCAGGTCGTTCATCGCAGGTAGAGCTCCGAGTTGAGCGGCAGCGGTCCCACCATGTCGCGGGTGAAGCTGCGGCCGGGAAAGCTGGAGCCCACGCTGTCGATCGCCGAGCGGAAGCGCAGCTCGATGGTGGTCTCGCTGAAGCTGGCGCCAAGGCCGATGTAATAGTCGGTGGCGGTGTTGGTGATCGCGCCGGCAGCGTTCAGCCAGGCGGTGGTGAGCGTCAGCTCGCTGAGGCGGTTGCCGTTGCCGCGCTCCACCAGCACCAGCGCGAAGTCCACATGCGGGAACAGCACCTGCAGCTGCGCGTTCTCGCCGTTCAGCGTGGCCAGCGCACCCTCGGCGCGAAATGGCGCGAAGAAGTAGCTCTCACTCTGCAGGATGGCGGTCTGCGCCACGAAATAGTTCTGGTAGCGGTGCGTGACGCCATCGGTCGTCAGCAGCTTGAAGAACTGGCAGATGCGGATCTCGGCCATCAGAAGTCGAGCTCACCGATGAGGGTGATCGAGACGCGGCTGCGGCCGGTGTAGACCGACTGCACCTCAGGAGGCCCGGCATACTCCCAGCGGATGCTGGTCGGTGCCTGGATGTAGCCGCGCAGCGTGGTGGTCATGCCGGCGAACAGGTCAGCCGGCAGGGTGAAGCGATCGAAGCCACCGCTGGAGCCGTTGTAGTGCGCCAGCAGCTGCTCGGTGGTGGCGTCCGGGATGTTGTCGAAACCGAGCTGCAACTCAAATCCGCTGGGACGGCTGCCGAAAGCGCGTTTCACGGTCGCACCCGACAGCGCCCGGTAGGTCTTCACCGGGAAGGTGCCGAGCTTGAAGGCTCGGGTGGTCGGTTTGATCCGGGGAAACTGCTCAGCCATCAGCGCAGCCCCACACGGGTACGGGTGGACGGGCTCTGCTGCAGTTTATCGAGCGTCATGGTCATTCCACGCTTCGCACCGTCGCGGGATGCAGCGCGCCGGGTTTCGGCCATGGCGGCCTCCAGCTGATCGCGGCTGACGTATTCGACGCCGCCGATGTTGGTGCTCTGGAAGCTCATGTTGAGCACCGG